GAAGCACGCATTGACGCAATGAAGGCGGCTGAAATGAGCCGCCGCGAAATGGAGGCTCTGCTCACGCAGGACGCTGGGTTGAGCCGCTCCGTAGCCCGTTCCCTCATGGATGGGGGAATGGGTGCCGTGAAGGCCATGCAGGACGCTGGCGAGAGCGGTCTTTCTGAGCTTGCGCACTTGATGCGCGAAACCTACGGGAAAAAGGAAACCCAAAATGTCTGATATTGATGACATCAAGGGCCTTTTCACCGAAACGCAGAAGACCCTTGAGGCTGTGCGTTCCGATGTTGAGGGCCTGAAAGGCAAGTCGGCAGACTACATTGACGCCGACCGCCAAAACAAAATGAAGGCCGAACTTGCGGGCCAGCTTGAAGCGGAGCAAAAAGCCCGCGAGGCGCTGGAAGCACGTCTTGAGGCCGTTGAGACCGCCAGCAACCGCCCCGGCGCGGGCGGCAAGGGTGCTGATGATGAATTGCACGCCAAGGCGTTCAACGACTATCTGCGCAAAGGCGTCGAGGCCGACGAACTGAAATCCATGTCCACGCAGGTGAACGCGGATGGCGGGTATTTGGTCGCGAGCCAAATGGAAGCGGGCATTCGCGAGCGCCTGCGTCGGAGTTCTCCGGTGCGCGCGGTGGCGAACGTGGTTTCTCTGGACGGCAACAGCTACGACATTCTGATTGAGCGCGGTGATGCGGGTGCAGAATGGGCGGGCGAGCGTGCCACCCGGAGCGAGACCGACACCCCGACCGTCAACAGGATCAGCATCGCGCTGCACGAACTCTCGGCGCTGCCGAAGGTGACGCAACGCTTGCTGGATAACTCGACATACGATGTTGAGGGCTGGCTGACGGGTTACGTCGCTGACAAGTTCAGCCGCACAGAGGCAACCGCTTTTGTGTCGGGGGATGGTGTGGACAAGCCGAAAGGCTTCCTGTCTTACAGCAAGTCCACGGCTGCGGATGACAGCCGTGCAGCGCACACCCTGCAATACCGGATCACCGGGGCAGCGGGTGCTTTCGCGGCATCCAATCCGGCTGACGTGATTGTTCGCACCTTCTACGATCTGCAAGGCGGCTACCAAGCCAACGCTTCGTGGATGATGAAGAACACCACGGCGGCGGAAGTTGCGGTGCTGAAAGACGGTGACGGCGCATACCTCATTCGCGGCATGTTCAATGCTGACGGTGTGTATGTGCGCACGATCCAAGGGCGTCCGATGTATATGGCGGATGACATGCCCGCTATTGCGGACAACGCCTATTCCATCGCGGTCGGCGACTTCAACGCGGGTTACACCATCGTTGACGGAAAGTCGGTCACTGTCCTTCGCGACCCCTACTCTGCCAAGCCCAACGTGCTGTTCTACACCACGAAGCGCGTTGGCGGCGGTCTGGTCGAGGCGGATGCAATCAAACTCATTCAGTTTGCGGACTAAGGAGTAACGACCATGCACATGCAAGACATGCGTTCCGAAACCACGACCGCGTTTGGCATCAGCGCCACGCTTTCTGGCACCACCCCGTCCAAGGGCAACATCGTAGATGTTACCGACTACGCGGCGGCGACGTTCCTGTTCCAAACGGGCGCGATCACCGACGCGGGCGCGGCGGCTGGTTTCTCTGTGGAAATCCAAGAGAGCGACGACACCGCCGACTCCAACTTCACAGCGGTTGCCGATGGCGATCTTGTGGGGGCCGAAAGCGATCTGGACGTGACCGACGATGGCACCGACAGCGTTGCGGTTGGCTCGCTCGGCTACATCGGCACGAAGAAATATATTCGTGCGGTTGTGACCGGGACCAGCGGCACCGACGGCATCGTCAACGGCGTTTGGGCGCTTCAATGCCCCCGCTATGCGCCGAAGGGCGATGCAGCCGCGAACGTGGCAGCAACCTAAGTTTTGGTGTGGGGCCGGGCAACTGGCCCCCATCCTAAGCCTAGGAGGTAGACATGCCGAAACTGACAGAAGACCTTTTCGCCGTGCCGGACGGTGAGATTTACCCCCGCATGTTCAAGGCGGGCGAGGAAGTCACCGGGCAAGTTGAGCGTGCCGCTCGCTCGCGGGGCATTCTTGAGGCCCCCAAGCCCGCAAAGAAGGCCCCGAAAACCAAAGCCATGAAGGCACCGGAGAACAAGTAAGGTGGGCTATTCCACGCTCATTACGGCCCCGGCCAATCCGGTCGTCACGCTCGCTGAGGCGAAAGAGCATTTGGCGATTGAGTTCTCCGACGATGACGACAAGATTGCGGCCTTCGTCGAGGCTGCTACGGGTCTGTTTGACGCCGCTGGCGAGGGGTATTTGGGGCGGGCGCTAGTCACTCAGACATGGCAATTGACCTTGCCGAAGTTCCCCGGAAGCGGGCATTTCGTCTTGCCTGTTCCGACCGTGCAGCAAATTACGGGCATCACCTATTACGACGCGGATAACGCGCAGCAAACGCTTTCGGCAAGTACCTACCGCCTGACGGTAACGGGCGAGTTCGCTTGCGTTGATTTGGTGGCGGGTGAAGCGTGGCCTTCGACCTATGATCGGGCCGATGCGGTCGCGGTGCAGTATGAGGCGGGATACGGCGATGACGGGTCAGATGTGCCTCTGCCGATCCATACGGCAATCTGCATCATGGCGGCGAGTTACTATGAGGGCCGCGCAACGGCGGATGCCTTGCCGCAAGGCGTTCGGCAGCTTGTGGCGAATTACCGGCTTTCGCGTGGGTATATCTGATGGACGCCGGAAAGCTGCACGAAGCGGTTTCGTTTCGTGAATACACGCCAACGGCGGACGGGTACGGCGGGCAGTCTTTGGCGTGGTCTGAGCATTACGCCTGCCGTGCGCAGTTCATCTATCACCGGGGCGGTGAGGCGCTGGAAGGCGACCGCCTGAACGGTCAGGCGACTTACAAAGTGAAGGTGCGGTCTTGCGCAGATGCGCGGGCCATCACGCAAGAGATGCGCATGGTCGATACGCGGCGCGGCGTGACATACAATATTCGCGAGGTGGACGCGGTGACGGATCGGCATTGGGTCTACATCGTGGTTGAGCAGGGCGTCGTATCGTGAGCGCGTCAAGTGCATTGCAAGGGGCTATCTATGACGCCCTACAGGCCGATGTGCCGCTTGCCGCGCTTGTGGATGACCGGGTGTATGACGTGCCACCAGAAGGCGCGACATACCCTTACGTTTCGTTCGGGCCGTCTACGTTCGTGACCGAGCGCCGGGACTGCTTCAAAAGCCGAACCGAGACGATCCAAGTGGACGTTTGGACCGCTAACCAAATGCGCCGCCAGCCGTGCAAGGCAATCATGGACGCGGTGTGCGATGTTCTGGACCAAGGCAACTTATCGCTTGCCGACCCTTACGGACTGGCCCGCATGGACCTGATTTTCGCGCGGATCATGGATGACCCGAACGGCATCGCAAGGCACGGCATCTTGCAGTTTTCGTGCGAGGTGACAGGTGGTTGACGCCACTGGCCTAAAGGCAAAGTTTCGCGCGCTACCTGACACCATCGAAGAGGCTCTGAAAAAGCAATTCGAGAAGGAAGCCGAAAAGCTGGTCAAAGAAATGCGCCTCTTTCTCGGCGCGTCATGGCCTGCCCTTGAGGATGATATCGAAATCAACTGGACGTGGGGCGATGCGCCCGCTGGGGCTGTGACGGTTGGCTCTTACGGGCGCAAAGACACCGCCGCGCTTGTGGTGACGATCTACGCTCGCGCGGTTTCGGGGTCTGGTGTTTCGGCGGCGTGGTTTGAGTTTGGTACCGCCGAGCGCGTGCAGAAAAAGACAGGCCGCAGGACAGGCCGCATTACAGCATCCCCGTTTTTCTTCCCTCCGTACCGCGCAAACAGGCAGCGCATACGGAACAACCTGCGCGGCGCTCTAAGGCGTGCCGTGCGCAAACTGAACGCTTAGGAGGCGTTACATCATGGCAATTGCTGCAACAGCCGACTTTGACGAATACGTTCTGGAGGTCGAATTTACCGCAGGCTCCGGCACCTACACGAAGGTGTGCGGGTTGACGGACTTCACCGTGAGCCGCACGAACAACACCGATACGACCGAGGTTCCCGACTGCGCAGATGAAAGCCTGCCCTATTACCTCAAGCGGGCGGTGCGGTCGCAGGATACCACGATCAGCGCCACGGGCGTTTGGGCGCTTGCAAATCATGCGGATATGGATGGATGGTTTCGGGCGGGGTCAACGCTCAATGTGCGCGTAACAAACGCATATGTGACTGCGAATGGTTCCAGTGGCGACCCGGAGCTTGAAATCATCCCCATGATCCTTTCGTCGCTCAACAACGAGCGGACCAAGGGGCAGGTTGTGACTGCGGAAATCGAGTTGCAGCAAAACGGCAGCGTCACGGTGACGGACATCACCTAATGCAGACGCTCAAGCTATCATGGCCGGGGGGCGAGCATGAGTTCGCCCTTCGCATCGGCGAGTTGCGGGCGCTACAGGGCGCGGTGGGCGCGGGGCCGGAGGAGGTGTTCAACCGCCTTCGCGTGGGCAATTGGCGGGCCGATGATCTGACGCAAGTTCTGAAATGGGGCCTTGTCGGTGGCGGCATGGAAAAGGGGCAGGCCGCGCAGCTTGTCACTTCGCTCATCGACCTCCACCCGCTGATGCAGTTCAAGTTGGCCGCGCTTGCGGTCATGGGTCACGCGCTCTTGGGAGACCTTGACGGTGACGAAGAGCCGGGAAAGCCGGAGGCCGGGGAAAACCCGGCAAATGGAAATTCCGAGACATCTACGGAGCCGGAGCCGTCATAGGCTTCACGCCCGCACAGGTGGACGCAATGTCGGCTTGGGAATTTATGTGCTGCACAACCGGATATGCGAAGGCGAACGGGCTGGAAGGCAAGCCGGAAGGTACGCCCATGTCCGATGAGCGCGCGCGCGACTTGGGGATTATTGACTGATGGCCGAAGACGATCTTCTCGTTCGGGTTGGCATTACTGAAAAGCAGTACCTCGCCACACTGGCCCGGATGGAAAAGCAGTCTGTAAAGGCGGCGAGCAGCGCGGAAAAGGCGTTTGCCAAGTCCAACAAGGCAGTCACGCGCAGCGCATCAAACCTTAACCGGGCGACGACAAACTCGTCTCACAGCCTCCGCATGATGTCTATGCAGCTTTCGCAGGTTGCGCAGCAGGGCGCGGCTACCGGGGATTACCTTCGGGCGCTGGCAATCCAAATTCCTGACCTTGCACTTGGCCTTGGGACGGTCGGCATTGCAGCGGGTGCGTTGGCTCCGATCCTGCTTTCTCTGTTTCAGGGCATGGACTTCGGGTCGAAGGGCGCGCAGAACCTAGAGGAAGCCATGGAGGCGCTGGAGGAGGTCACGAAGCGCCTACAGCAGCCCCTGGACGTTCTATCCCTCAATGCAGAAGACCTTGCGGTGAAATACGGCGAGGCCGCTGACCGCGTGCGAGACTTTGCAATCTTCCAAGGGGAATTGCGCGTTGAGCAGGCCAACCAATTGCTGCGCGATCAGGTCGACATCGTTCTCGGCATTGCATCCGCCTATGTCACATCAAGTGAGGAAGGTCTGCGCTTCGACCGGACAATGCAGCGCATCCAAGAGGACTTCAAGGTAAGCCGAGGCGCGGCGATGGCCTTAGAGGCTGCGTTTCAGGAGATGTTCACGGCGGGCGATTTTGCGGGCCAGCAGATAGCGCTTGAGAAGATCAACAACCTTCTGCGCGATCAGAACGTCAACATCGCCGAAATCCCGCCAGAGATTGCCCGCGCTCTGGACGAGATGATCACCTACTCCAACGAGGTGGACGCGGCTCGCGCCTTGGCCGAAACGCTATCCGGCGCGATGGATGGGGTAACGGCGAGCACGGCAAGCGCGGCGGATGAAGCAACGCGGCTTGCCCGCATGATCCAGTATGCGACCCAACTGAACAACAACGGTCTTGACGTAGAAGACCCGCGCAATCCGAATAATCAGCGGCCAATTTTTGATGGTGAAACGGGTACGGTTAGCCCGTTTGACCCAAGCCGCGCGCCCAAAGCCCCGACCTCGCGCGGAGGTGGCGGCGGGGCATCTAAAACGGACGCACTGGTAAGCAGGCTTGAGCAAATCGAGCAATCGCTGATGACCGAAGAGGCATTGCAGATTGCCGCGTTTGAGCGCCAGCAGGAGACCTTGCAGCAAGCGCTAGAGCAGCAGCTTTTGACGCGGCAGGAATACAATGAACTGACCGAGGCCGCGCAGCGTCAGCACGCGGACAAGATGGCTCAGATAGACGCGCTGCGTTACGGCACGGGGGTGCAGAAGGCGGGAGCGTTCTTCGGGCAGATGGCCGATGCGTTCGCACAGGGCACCGACAAGATGCAGCGTATTGCGAGCGCGTTCGCGGCGGTGGAAAGCCTTATCAACGCATATCGCGCATATAACCAAGTCCTCGCTGATCCGTCCTTGCCGTTCTTTGCCAAAGTTCCGGCAGCGGCGTCCGTTTTGGCGGCGGGCCTGAACGCGGTGAGTGCGATCAAGGGCGCGGGGTCTAGCGGCGGCGGCGCGGCGGGTTCAGCGGCGGTTGGCGGGGCGCAGGTACCGAACGTATCGCGGAACGTGGCAATTCAGCTTGAGGGCGACTTTTTCAGCGGCGATCAAATCCGCAAGCTGATTAACGCGATCAACGAAGAAACCGAAGGCGGCGCGATTGTGAGGCTGGTGTGACGGTACTTATTCAAGCCAGCTACAATCTTCCCGTCGCAGATGAGCCGCTTTGCAATGCCCGGATTGCGCATTCCGGCAATTGGCTGGATGGCGGCACGGCCACGGCGTCCAGCACCGATAGCGACTATTTCGAAGATGCACCGACAAACACACTGACCTATGAGAAGTGGAAGCCGAACGGCACCTCATCGGAGACGTGGGAGTATGACCACGGATCGGCGGCGACATGCAATTATTGCGCAATTGCGGGCCACACCATCGGCACCAGCGGGGCGACAATCCAAGTCGGCTATCATGATGGCTCCACTTGGTCCAACCTTATCCCGGCGCAGACCGTATCTGATAACGGGCCTATCTTCTGCATCTTCGCCCCCACAACGGCGCAGCGGTGGCGCATTGCCGTAGACGGTGCGGCTCCGACTGTGGGGGTGGTGAAGTTCGGCCTTGCCTTGCAAATGCCGCAGGACATTTATGCGGGCCATACGCCAGCGGGATTTTCCCAGCAGCCCATTCGCCGCACTAACTTTTCGGAGGCGGGGGAAACGCTCGGAACGGCGGTTTCGCGGCGCTACAGCCAAAACACTTACGCATGGGACCGCCTGCCGCACTGGTGGATGACCGCCAACTGGACGGCCTTACAGCGCGCCCTAGAGACTGACCCTATTTGGATTGCGTGGCGTCCGATCAGCTACCCCGATGTGTCTTTTGGCATGGTGGAGGAGACGCCTATCCCTGAGACAACCGGGCTTTTGAACTTCCTGCAAACGTCTATTACGGTGAGGTCTCTAGGCTATGACTGAGCCCGTCCAGATCGTAGAGATTAAGCAGCCGTTCTGCGCGAACACTTACGGCAGCGCACCCTGTAT